CGGGCAGAGAGGGACTGCGAAATGAGTAAAAGCAACATCGAAATATTGCTGGGGGAATGGGGTGCCTGGAAGCGGGGCGAGAACAGGAACCCATTGGGCTATCCCAGGCACTCAGCCTTCATGACCCCGCGAGTTGATGGCGGGGACACATGCTCGCCCGATGTGCTGCTGGCCGATGACGATGTGCGGAGACTGGATGATTGGGTGCCAGTGCTGTTCCCCGAGGCGCGTCTAGTGGTCACAGCTCATTATGTGTGGCCGGGCCCAGTGAAGGTGAAGCTTGATCGAATCGCGCTATCCCGCACACGGTATTACGACCTGCTGGACGGAGCGCATAGTCAGCTCTCGCACTGGATGGGAGAGGGCTATGTCCTGGTGGACCAAAACAGAGCAACTATTTTGTCCGGACGCATTGCATGACCGTCCGGACTGAACCACAATAATCCCCGTAGGCTGTCGAGTTGTCAGCCGATTTTTTGAGTCGCCATCTCCTCGCAGCCACCGCTGCTTTTGAGCGCCCCGCAGAGTCTTAAGGATTCGCGGGGCGCTGTCTTTTTGGGGCTGCCCATGCTTTGCATCACCAAGCAAAAGGCCATCGAAGCAGGGATGACCCACCACGGTCGCATCTTCGGCGTCCCATCCTGGGTGAGGGTGACTGATGAGGGTGTCGAAGGTGCGCCCAAGTTCCTGCCGCTGCTGCTGTGGATGGTTTTTGCTGATTGGCTGTACGACGTCGCGTCTTACTTCATGTCGGCGGACCGGTATATCGAGGCGCCGCTGAGGGTGCTGGAGCCCATCGAAGGGCAAGATGAATGACGATGTTCTGCTTGAGCGTCTGCGGCGATACCGGGCGCGCCATTCTTGACCTTGAGCCGCACGGCGATGTGCTGGCTGTGATCGAGGGGCGGGACTGGCAGGAGGCGAGGGAGGCGGCAGAGATCCATCCGGCGCTGGATGCGTTCACGTATCGGTCGGGGTGGGGGTGGGAGAGGCGGGGGCCAACAACATAACGGAACAGAAATGAAACTTACAGCCAAGCAAGAAGCTTTCTGCTTGGCGTATCTCGAAACCGGGAACGCCAGCGAAGCGTACCGGCAGGCGTATAACGCCGAAAAGATGAAGCCGGAGACGGTTAACCGCACCGCTAAAGAACTTCTTGACAACCCCAAGATTGCCACAAGGATAGATTCGTTACAGGTTGAGGCCGCAAAGCGCAACGAAGTGACGGTAGATAGCCTGCTGGCTGAACTGGAAGAGGCTCGACAGCTTGCGCTCCAGGAGGGGCAGCCGTCAGCGATGGTGAGCGCAACGATGGGTAAGGCGAAGATCACCGGGAAGGATAAGCAGCTCATCGAACACTCAGGCGAAATCAAGACCGCGCCGCCCGTAATCCAGATAGTAGCGTATGACGACGACTCGACAGATACGGCTCACTAAGCCGCAACTGGAGTTCGTGAGCGCCCCTGAGCAGTTCCCGGCGGTGATTGCGGGGTTTGGTGCCGGAAAGACCCAAGCGGCGGTTGTGCGTGCGCTGGTGAAGAAGCTGAAGTACCCGGGCCAGAATGTCGCTTACTACCTGCCGACTTACGACCTCGTGCGAAACATTGGCTTTCCGCGCTTTATGGAGGTGCTGGAGCAATTCGGTGTTGAGGGGAAGCTGAACAGGTCGAACGCAGTGATCGACATTCCAAACGCTGGGAGCATCATATTCCGGACGATGGACACGCCCGAGCGGATCGTCGGTTATGAGGTGGCGGATTCACTGGTCGACGAGCTGGACACCCTCAAGACTGAGCAGGCCCGCGAGGTATGGAACAAGATCATCAGCCGGAACCGGCAGAAGAAGCCAGATGGCAGCTTGAACACGGTGGCGGTCGCAACGACACCAGAAGGCTTCCGCTTCGTTTACGAGCGCTGGAAGCGAGATCCAGCGCCGGGTTATCGGATCATTAAGGCGACGACTCACAGCAACGCCAGAAATCTGCCTGATGGTTACATCGACAGCCTGAAGGCGTCTTACCCGTCGAACCTGCTGGCAGCGTACCTCGATGGCGAGTTCGTCAACCTGACTGCTGGCAGCGTGTACCCGGAATACGACCGAAACCTTAACGCCAGCAAAGAGACGATCAGGCAGGGAGAGGCTCTGCATGTTGGGCTGGACTTCAACGTGACGCAAATGGCGGGCGTGGTGCATGTGCTGCGCGATGGTGAGCCGCATGCGGTTCAGGAATACACCGGTGTTTTCGATACGCCAGCGATGATTGATCTGCTGAAGGCAAAGCATCCGGGCCACGCGATCATGATCTATCCGGACGCATCCGGCGGGGCGCGCAAGGCGAATAACGCAAGCGTCACCGATCTATCACTGCTGCGGGGGGCGGGCTTCACGGTGTGCGTGAACAGCCAGAACCCAGCGGTTAAGGACCGGGTGCTGAGCACCAACGCAATGATCAACAAAGATGGTGAGCGGCGCTACCGCGTCAATGTAGATGCCTGCCCGCACTTAGTGGAAGCACTGGAAAAGCAGGCATATAACAAGTACGGCGAGCCCGACAAGACAGGTGGGCTCGATCATGTGATCGACGCCGCAACGTACTTCATTGCATACAAATTCCCGCTGGTTAAACGCACAGGCGGCATGCGCAGAATTGGAGGATTGGCCTAAATGCCCGTAACGACGACTCACCCTGACTACGACCGGCACCTGCCGGAGTGGCAGGCTATCGATGCAGCGCTTGCGGGCGAAGCTGCGATTAAAGCTGATGTAAAGAACCTGCCCAAGCCAGCGGGCATGGTCGAGGCCGAGAAGGTCGACCAGGAAAACGCATATCTCTACAAGGGGTACACCGAACGTGCCCAGTACGAGCATTGGGTGCGAGACAGTCTGCGTTCGATGATGGGCTTGGTGTCGCGCCTCCAGCCTGAGATTGAGCTGCCGAAGGCCATGGAAGGCATGCGCGAGAACGCGACAGACGACGGCTTCGGTTTGCGCCAGCTTTTCATGCGTGTCGTGCGCCAGGCAATCTCACATGGCCGCGTACCGCTGTTGACCAATATTGATGATGCGGGCCTGCCATACATCTCCACCTACAGGGCTGAGAGCGGCATCAACTGGAAAAATGGCAACCAGGCCGGACGGAGTGATCTGGCTCTCGCGGTCATGCGCGAAGCCCGCGCGAAGGATGAGGCCGACGAGTTCAGCCATGAGGTCGATACCGTCTATCGCGTACTGAGCATGCGCGACGGCGTTTGCTACACCCGGGTGGAAGACGAAAAGGGCGCCATTGTCGAGGAAGAGCGCCCGCTTGGCACTACCGACTCTGGCGGCAAGCTTGTGCGTGCGCTCGGATATATTCCGGTCATCTACTGCGGCTCGACCGACAACGGCCCGGATGTAGACGAAGTGCCGCTGTTGAGCATGGCACGAGCTGCACTGAAGTCGTACCAACTGAGCGCCGACTATTTCACGGCGCTGCATCAGACGAGCCACCCGCAGCCGTGGGTATCGGGCCTGGATGATGACAAAAATCTGAGCGTGACTGGCCCGTCTGCAGCGTGGGATTTGGGGCCGAGTGGCTCATGTGGCTATCTGGAGTTCCAGGGCGCGGGAATCGAGGCCGTCCGCACCGCGATGACCGACCAGAAAAACGCCGCGCTCGAAGCTGGAGCCAAGGTCATGGATGTGGGCGGGGTTGAATCAGGCGATGCCCGCCGCGCGCGCCAGGATGACCAGCACGCCACGCTGCACAGCATTATTGTGACCGCTGCCGAGGCGATTGAGCAGGCATTGCGCTTTGCTGCGGATTGGCTTGGACTACCTGAAGACCAGGTGAAGTTCTCAGTGAAGCCTGAATTTGCCGTCCCTGCGATTGACCCACAGGTGCTTGCGCAGATTCAGCAGGCGGTGTTGGCTAGCGGCGTGTCATGGGAGGCCTACTGGATGTACCTGACCCTGGGCAAGCTGCCCGAACATGGGTACGACGTTGAGGCCGTGAAGATCGAGGGCGGTATTGTCGATGGCGAGTCGTGATGATCTTCGGGCTGCGCAGCGGGCCATTGTTGCTGCACTGTCTCAGCATGCGGCGCACAACTATCGGGCTTCGTCTGCGGTGGTCAACGCGATCAATGCAGAGATCGACCGCCTTGCACGTGAGCTGACTGGAGTCTTGGCGGAGAAGCTGGAGAGCCTGACTCAAGCCGAGATGCAGGCTTTCATGCAAGGCAAGTACACCACGCCGCGGCTGAAAGCCATCAAGGCAGAGATTGATGGATGGGGCGTTGCTCTGGACCAGGCAGTCAAATCCGAGTGGGGCAAGACGGCGCTGGCGCTGGCGGGCTATGAGGCTGTCTATATCGGCGAGACCATGCACAAGGCAATCGATGGCCTGCCGAAATTAAAGACAAAGCCTGAGCAGGTATACCGAAAGGCGATGGCGACTCCATTGATGGGTCAGTTCGTTGAGGACATGCTGTCAGGTATCGTGCCAGATCAACGCAATCGCATCTATGCGAGCATTCGCCAGGGCATCCAGTCAGGGCAGAGCAACAGCCAAATCATCCGGGCGTTGCGTGGAACCGAGGCGCTGAAGTATCGGGACGGCCTGATGCAGGCCGCCAAGCGTGACGTTGAGCGTGTTGTCAGGACGGCTCGCAATCATGTGGCGGACATGGCGGGCGAAGACGTGTTCGATGCTCTGGGTGTCGAATATGTTGTGCGTGTTGCGACCCTTGAGGGCCGTACCTGTGTGGCTTGCGCGGCG